GCTATTAACTCTTGTTCTGTCATGGGTTTCATAAGCCACCTCTCAAGATTCCCAAGGCGGCTTCTGCATCACGATAAATATCAATGTAGTGAGGCGGTTCATTGCCGCGCAAATTTTTGTAACGCTGATGAATCTCATCTAACGATAATGGCTTTAGTTCAGGTGCTGGTGCTGGTGCTGGCTCTGGTGGTTCTTCACCAATTGCAGCAAACACTTCTGTGATGTGGTGTCCTAGCGGAAAGTTAGGAAATGACCGTGCGCGGTGCGCTATCATTTTCAGCAAATCTGTGTAATCTGGTGCTGGTGGGTGGGTTGGCAATAACTCTGCGGTCTTTTGGAACAATGCGGGTACGTGTTCACCATACTGATAAATTATCTCGCCATCTTTTAAGGCTTTCCAGCGCCATATCTGATTGAAACATTTAAGACGCTCTGCATCTTTGGTTAGCTCGGCAATGCGCCCTTCTTGTGCTAAATACGCTTCTATTAATTTTTCTATAGCCTCTGCTGGTCGCGTCATCCGAACTGAACGTAAGGTAGATGCCATAGATTTAGCGTCATCAATTACGGTGTTTTTTGTCATATCAATTCCTTAGTTAATCCCCCTAGCCATTAATAAAACTTAACGGCTATTGCATACGAGAGGGTGGGCGTATCTTTCTTTTACCGAGGAGGAAAGTTAATCTGCTTTGTATGGTTTTTCAGGGCTATCTGACCATTCGTGCATAATTCCGCTAGGCTTATATAAAACACCCACAAAAACACCGTCTACATTTTTAACATTACCAATCATCCATGAAGCCCAAAATTTCTTTTGCGCTGCTATTGAATAGTCACTAACTTCTTTGTAGTTGTCTGAATATACAAACAGCACGTTAAAGCCTTTTCTTTTAGTGTCCCAAGGATGCCCATAATTCCTAACTAATTGCGTCTTTAACATTACGATCAAAAAGGTATATCTGAGTCCATATCATCAAACCCACTAGCAGCCCTAGGAGATTGCTTAGGTGCTTGCCGTGGTGCACCAGCAGATTCACCGCTAGGTTTTCCACCCAATAGCTGCATACTGTCTGCAATAATGTCGCAGGTGTTTTGCTCTACACCGTCTTTATTGGTGAACTTGCCATATTTCAAGCGCCCCTCTACATAAATAGGTGAACCTTTCTTCACATATTCGCCCACAATCTCTGCGAGTTTGTCAAAGAAAGTCACGCGATGCCATTCGGTGCTTTCAATGTTTTCGCCTGATTGCTTGTCTTTGCGCTTGCTGGTAGTGGCTACACTGATGCTTGCTACGGCTTGACCGCTAGGTAAATAGCGAATTTCCGGGTCTCGTCCTGCGTTGCCAATAATTTGGACTTTATTCAAACTTGCCATTTTGTTTTCCTTTTAAATGTGACCGTTTAAGTTATGAAATCTTGTGTGTTCGCCATTGGTCATTAGCTGTAAATTTTCAAGTCGGTTATCTGTTTTTTTACCATTTATGTGATGCACAACTTCCCCACGAAGTATTGATCTTCCAATGTGCATTTCCATAAAATGAATATGCTGTCTGCGCCATCCTTTTAATGTTTTCTGTTCGATATATCCTGATTTTTTATGCACCCTTATTGACCCAATTGGCTTAGCCATCCGCTTATTTCTTATGGTGTTCGCACAACTTAGACAACTCCAAACACCAGTACGTTTAATGACCTGATTGGTTTGTTTTAGAGTTCTTTTAAAAACGCCATCACATTTATGGCAGTTAATGTCAATTACTGATGCCATGATTTATGCTGCTTTCTTTTGTAGTGATTGATGATGGTTACGAATTGCTGTGCGAATGTTTGACGGTAATAAATTGTGCAAAGCAATAGCTTCTTCTCCGTCTGTGATTCCCATTTTTTCGCCATAAGCATCAATGATGTTATCTTTTGCAAAATGCTCTTTGATGTTTTCCGCGCATAACTGAATGATTGCCAAGCGGCCTGCACTGATGCCAAGTGTTTCAGTTTTGGGGCTTGCAGGGATAATGGTTACTTTGGTATCTTTCTTTGTGTCAGGTGCTTCTTCACCCTCTGGTAAATCTTCGCCAGCATAGATATACAAGCCCAAACCATGCAGGGATAACGCCTTGGTCATACAGCGCATAATGGCGGTATTGACTTGGAAAGCATCGGGGTTTGATATGGCCTTGTTGCGATGATCCATTACGGGTAATTGGCAGGTCATAGCCTTTTCAAACATGGTTACAGTTACCCAAACCATGCAAGTGCCGTTAATATCCATGAAGCATTTGTCGCCGAACATTTCTACTTTGTAGGACACTTTAGGGTCAGCTTTCAATGCTTCAGCCCAAGCCCAAGCCCACGATAGATAAATCAGGTTTGCTTTCTTTTCCGTGTGTTCATTCACATTTGTTTTTAAGAGTGTTTCGATATTCATAATGTCCTCTGTTAAAAATAATCAGGATTACCGCCAGCACGTAAATGACGGCGATATTTCTATGCGTCTAACGCTACTTGAATAGCGTGTTTAAGGTCTTGTAGTAGTGTTTTCATAAAGTCACCAAAAAATTAAATAAACTGCCAAACAAACAAGCGCAATAACCCATGCACATATCCAGCAAGTCGCACGCGCAAATTCGGCATTGATTGATTCGTCGCTGTCATCACATTGGCCTAATGAGCATTTCATTTGGACACCTTGCATACTGTTTGAATAGATTTCGCTACGCGCTCAGGGTCATCATTGAAGTAATAACCAAGGCACATTTGCACCTTTTCAGCTTTGAACATCTCGCGCTTAATCGCGCCTTTGAAGTCGTACTCAGCCAGTTTTGCGCCATCGCTCATACCGTCTAATCGCACAGATTCACTACGGCTAATCATTTCGTTTTCGCTTGCAATTTGACCGATTGCAAACCCACCAGCGACCAAGCAAGTAGCGATGACGGCAGTCTGAGAATGTTTATCCATCCATTTGTCAATAGCGGGTAATTGGTTTTGTTTGAACAACCACACGCGCAAACTAATGGCGCTTTTGAGCTGTAGATATTCTTCTTTGAGAGGGTGGTTTAGTCTCATGCTGTCACCCCCTGCACAATTTCATCTTCAATTTGGCTAATCAATCCTTCTGATAAAACATCTTCAGCTTTGAGCCATTGACCATCAATCCAAACTGATAGCACGTTGACTTGTGCATCAAAAGATGGGTCTGTTCCTGTTTCGATTTGTGCAGGGTCAAACTCGTATGACACCCAAAGATTTGCGCCATATGCTTCAGTGCAGTGGAGTCCTTCACCAACAGGTGCGCTTGCAGGTTCTTTCTCAGCGCGTAGAGTTGCAACGATTCTGTAAGCGTTGTCTAGCTTGGCTTTCAATGCGCCAACTTCTTGCGACAGTCTTGTGATTTGTTCTAGCATGTTCACTCCTTGGTTTAGTTAAGAGTTCGTTTAGTGATATGCCCCAAGCAATAACAGGTCAAATTGTTAATAAATAACCTGAAGCACATCTCTAAACAAACTCTGCTTTATCGACAACACTAATTTGCAGCCGATGATGGATTGTAAACCAAATTACAGAACTTCTGCGAATTATTTTATACTCCCGAAGCATTATAGGGTTTATACCTATGTAAGTTTGATTAAATTAGGTTTACAATCGCGTTTATGAACAAATCTTATGCTATCCAACTGTTAGGCGGCACAGCGTCAAAAGCTGCACGAACTATAGGCAGAACGCCACAGGCCGTTATCCAATGGCCTGACCCATTAACCGAGCGCATACAAGAGACGGTAGAGTTCCACTTTAACAGATTACCACCATCACAAAAGCGTAAAAACAAAGCTAAAGCAGAAGCGTTATTAAGGGGGCAAGAATGAATGGTAAAAAACTAGAAAAAATTGATAGCGCGGACTTGAAAATGATACGCGAAAGATACAGCCTAAACGGTGGTGTAACAGTACGAGGAATGCTGACTCTTATTGATGCAGTGCAGGTTGTATTTTGCGAAAAAAATGGATTGACGTTAAGAGATTCAGAAACTGAATTAAGCGAAAGAATCAAACAATTTAAAAAGGCGTTGGAAGCATGAAGCTATCTAAACATAACGCCTTTACCCCAAACCTCTGCGCTATAACTGGCAACGTTCGTACTAGCAGCATTGTCATTGCACAGCTAACCCCACAGCAGTACAGAAAAGAGCCAAAGACAGCATCAGACATTACTGCATTTATGTCACCTAGCGCACAGATAGTTATCGGTACTAAAGCTGATTCTGATAAACGCGTTTCATTTAGCAAGGCGCGGATATAGTTTGCGATTGTAGAAAAAGCAAACCCCATAATCATAAGCCAATGATTACAGGGTTTTAACCAAAAATAAGGAGGTATTTTATGGCTAATGATATTTTATACGAGGATTTTATAAAATCCAAACGGCGAACAGAGATTGCTACAGGACATACTCCGGGCGAGTTAAACGAGCATTTATTCGATTTTCAACACGCCATTGTTTCGTGGGCTGTGAGGCGTGGACGCGCCGCCATATTCGCAGATACTGGACTAGGAAAAACTTTAATGCAGCTCTCATGGGCTGACGAGGTGTCAACGTATAGCGATGGCATTGTTTTGATTTTAGCTCCATTGGCTGTATCAGAGCAGACTATTGAACAGGGCGCTACTTTTGGTATTGAAGTTAAACGAGTGCCAGAGGGTGAAACTCCTAAGAATAGCGGAGTTTGGATTACCAACTATGAGCGAATAAATGCAATAGACTTTGATTCATTGACTGGTATTGTGCTGGATGAATCAAGCATTTTGAAAAGCCATGATGGTAAAACAAGGACTGCAATTATTCAATCATGCCAGTCAATACCGTACCGACTAAGCTGCACAGCTACGCCAAGCCCTAATGACTTCGAGGAATTAGGCAATCAGTGCGAGTTTTTAGGCGTAATGACACGGACTGAAATGCTCGCTACTTATTTTGTAAACGACGCAGGCGATACAGGTACATGGATATTAAAAGGATGGGGGCAATCAAGATATTGGGAATGGATGGGGACTTGGTCTGTTGTATTGCGTAGTCCTGCTGATATTGGATTTGATGGGTCACGTTATGATTTGCCGAAACTTGAATATCATGAGCACGTAGTTGCAACTGACGTGATTGGCGATGAATTATTCTCACGGCCTGCTATGGGATTGGCAGAGCGTAGGAAAGCCCAAAGAGATAGCATCATTGAACGATGCAAAGCACTGGCCGAAGTCGTTAATTCAGAGCCGAATGAGCCGTGGTTGATTTGGTGTCATTTGAACGATGAAGCAGAGATGCTGCAAAGCATGATTGCAGGGTCAGTTAATGTCCAAGGCTCTGACAAACCAGAAAGCAAAACAAAAAACCTGCTAGGGTTTGCGCATGGTGATATTCGCGTATTGATTAGCAAGCCAAAAATAGCAGGCTACGGCATGAATTGGCAACACTGCGCGCGCATGGCGTTTGTCGGTCTTGACGATTCATTTGAAAAGTTTTATCAAGCCGTGCGCAGGTGCTATAGATTCGGGCAAAAGCGCGAAGTCCAAGTGCATATTTTCACGGCTGAAAATGAAGGACAGATATTGCTAAATATCAAAAGAAAAGAAGCCCAACATCACAAAATGAGCATTAATATGATTGAACACATGAAAGATATTATGAATCAAGAATTAGCAGGTCAGGTAAATATCGTTGACACATACAAAGAAGATACGCATAAAGGCGATGGCTACACGATACACCTTGGAGATTGTGTGAAGTGGGCGCGTAGAATGGATGACAACAGCGTTGATTATTCAGTATTTTCACCGCCATTTGCAGATCTATTTGTTTACTCAAACAGTGACCATGATATGGGGAATTGTCGCAATGATGATGAATTTGTGGCTCAATTAAAATTTTTAATTACTGAGCTTTATAGAGTTATTAAACCCGGTCGCAATGTTTCATTCCATTGCATGAATCTGCCAACAACAAAAATGCGTCAAGGGTTTATTGGGCTTCGCGACTTTAGGGGAGATTTGATCCGTGCATTCCAAGAAGCAGGTTTTATTTATCACTCAGAGGTTTGTATTTGGAAAGACCCAGTAGTCGCAATGCAGCGTACCAAAGCACTTGGGTTGCTGCATAAAACAATACGCGAAAACAGCACAATGAGCAGAATGGGGCTACCTGATTACGTTGTAACAATGCGAAAGCCGGGAGATTGTGAAGAACGCGTTACGCACGGCGATGACTTGCCAGTCTTAATGTGGCAAAAGTACGCCAGTCCTATTTGGGACGATATTAACCAAAGTCGCACACTTAACAAAATGCCAGCGCGTGGTGAAAATGATGAAAAGCACATGTGTCCATTACAACTTGATGTCATTGAAAGATGTATCCATCTTTGGACAAATAAGGGCGATGTTGTCTTTTCCCCGTTTACAGGAATTGGATCAGAGGGTTATACGGCTGTAAAAATGGATAGGAAATTTATAGGGACAGAATTAAAACCAGAATACTATGAACTTGCCTGCCAAAATATCAATGATGCTATGCGCGAAAATATGGACTTATTTGCAGCATAAATCATGCAATCAAAGACGCAATCAATCATTGAAACAATTACAAACGTGGTGATAGGCTACATTGTGGCGTTACTGTCGCAATTAGCTGTATTCCCACTGTTTGACATTCACATACCGCTATCGTCTAATCTCATGATAGGCGTATGGTTTACTGGTATCGGTTTGGTACGGGGATATTTTGTAAGGCGTTACTTTAATTGGAGACACCATCATGCAAACACAACAAAACAAACTAATCAAACGCCTGCGTAAAGGCTGGTTAAACAGCCTGCAAGCGGTCTACGAATGTGATTGTCTCAAACTTACGACTAGAGCAAATGAACCTAATTTCCTGATAAAGATAAACGCGCTCGGTCTTAAACTTGAACGAAAAGTAGCAAGTGGAACTCGGTACGTTAGCTATAGGCTGGTGAAATAAATCTTGCTATGAATGAAAATAGCGGTATAATGATTATGTCTTTGCTGGCACTAAGACGAACAGAAGCCCTTAAAGCCTCTACTTTCGAGCCGTTAAATCGGTACTGTGCCAGCAGGAAAGTAGAAGCTTTAGGGGCTTTTTTGTTGGCTAAATAATATGCATTATTACTCACATCACATTGGAGATATGATACGCGATACAGCGCATTTGGACGATCACCAACTGGCAACGTATATGCGAATGATTTGGGCGTATTACCAAACAGAAAAGCCATTTGAAAACAATATGGAAGACCTTGCGTTCGCTATGCGTTCGGATGAAAAAACCATTCGATTGCTATTACGCCATTACTTCAAATTAGATGGTGAAGTATGGCGGCATGGTCGGTGCGACAAGGTGATTGCAGAGTATCACAGTAAGTCAGAGAAGGCCGCACAAAGCGCAAAAACACGCTGGACTAAAGCAACTGCAAAGCAAACGGATAGCGAAAGCAATGCGAACGCATTAGTAGATGGTGCGAACGCACAGAAAAACGATGCTAACCATAAACCAATAACCAATAACCATAAACCAGTAAATAAAGAATACAAGGCGCAAGCGCCATCAGCTTACGCTGATTTGTTATCCGAAGTTGCTCCGCAGGTTGTTGACGATTGGAAACAGCTCCGAAAAACCAAAAAAGCAGCCGTAACGCGAACGGTCGTAGAGCAAATCATTGTCGAAGCGGGTAAGGCTGGTTACTCGCTCGAACGGGCTTTATCCGAAAGCTGCGCTAGGGGTTGGACTGGCTTCAAAGCCGAATGGGTTAGCGGAAAACAAAACGGATTTACCCCTCAAAACCTGAACAAGCAAGAGGCGCTAGAGGCGCGGAATCGCAAAGTTGCAGAACAGTGGGCTAGAGACATGGCAGGAGCAATTTAATGGATATTTCAGAATCACAAGCGTTTTCAAACATGATTACCGATGCATTGGCGTATTGGAAGCAGGACGCTAGCAAATTCACAATCAATGTATGGTGGCAAGGTTGCAAACCATTCACATTGGAGCAGGTATCAAAGGCATTAACAGCCCACGCCACAGACCCCGACAAAGGGCAATTTCCGCCCAAAGTAGCCGACATAGTGCGACACCTAGCAGGAACTAAAACAGACCGTAGTTTGCTGGCATGGGGCAAGGTTTACGACGCAATGTCCAGTGTGGGCGCGTATCAGGATGTTGATTTTGGCGATGGTGCTATTCACGCCACGATTATCGACATGGGCGGCTGGCCAAAAATGTGCAGGACTGAATCGGATGAACTTAGCTATCTACAGCACAGATTTTGCGAATCATACAGAGCCTACCAAACCGCAGGAACGATAGAAATTCCATACCTGATAGGCGATAGAAGCCCTGACGAAATGTACCTAAAGCGTGGTTTGCCAGTGCCAAAACCCGTACAGATTGGAGAGGGTAAATCACTGACAAAAGTGAGCCTGATTGAATTGCAACGGGCAGCATTAGGAGTAGCAGCATGAAACGATTTACAAAACAAAAACTTATTATTGATTTGTTAAGTCACGCAGAAATGATTAACAAAGCCCATAAATTTAATAGCAACGGTCTTTCGCAAGTATGGCCAGTTGGGGCAACAGAAAAAGAAAAACGAATTATTGAAAAAGCGTATCAATATGGTCGCTGGACAGCGGCAAATGATTTTGCATCGTGGGTTGTAAACGGGGACTTTGGAGCATGAAAACACTAAGCCCCTCCGAACTTTGGTACATCGACCACGACCATGAACTACTAAATGACCGAGCAAGAAATCAACCGTCTAGCCTATCAATTCAACAAACAGAACTACATCAACATGATAGTCAAACAATACAAGACAGACCCCAAAGAAGCCCGTATAGCTTGCAGGTGGTGGATGGACAATCATCCATTAGTTTTGGCAGACCTAGGTAAGCTGGTGAAGCGTGAATTAGATAAACAAAGTCAAAGATGGACTTGATAGTGAACAATTTTGAATTAAACGACATAGTTCAGCTAGAGGCGCTGAATCTGCTATGCGACGAAAAGCTAGGAGAAGGCAGCATGAGAACCGTTTTTAGACATGCCTTTGACCCAAAGCTAGTTGTAAAAATTGCAAAATCAAGTGACGGCGTTAAAGCAAACTGGGAAGAGTTTTCGACATGGGAATCGGTGGAATTTACAAAACTAAACTCATGGTTCGCCAGAGTTCATTCTGTGGGCGACTACGGAACAATATTGATTCAAGAGTGGATACCAAACATACCAGCTGGCAAATACAAAATACCATCATTTTTCACTGATTTGAAGCCTGAAAATTATGGGCTGGTTGTAGGTACTAAAAGTTCGCAAGTTGTTTGCAGAGACTACGGTATGCATTTGCTTAGAGAAAAAGGCATGAAATTATCGCTGGTAAATTACAATGTGACGTGAACTAGATAAAGCAAATGACTGAAACCTACAAAACCACGATATACGAGGCAGTACAAGGCCACAAAGCCTTGCGAGAGGCTTGGAATTGGGTAAAGCCTATGGTCATTGCAGGACACCGCTTAAACGTGGTAATCAAGCCTGAAAGCAAAACCCGTGAGCAAGAGGAAAAGTATCACGCCATGATAGGCGAAGTGGCAGAACAAGCACAGCATTTAGGCTCATCGTGGCAAGCTGAAGATTGGAAGCGATTATTGCTTGACAAGTTTGCACGGGAAACAGGCAGAACACATGGGAAAGTCATACCAAACTTAGACAAAACGGGCGTGGTGGAAGTGGGTATTTTGTCGCGCAAATTCAACAAAGTAGACGGCGCTGAATTTATTGAATGGCTCTACGCATGGGGAATTGAGAACGGTGTGACTTACAAAGATGGTGCTACAGAGCGCGACGAAAGGTTGGCTGCGTGAACCAAATCAGCCCAAATAAAACCTACAAATGCCGTATCTGCAAAGCGCCATTTGTAAAATCACGACCTATGCAAAGCATCTGTGGTGATACCAAGTGCATTGTAGAGACTGTCTACCGTTCACAAGCCAAACGTGAGCGCACAGAACGCGCCACAACGAAACAAAAACTAGCGGCAATAGCAACTAAGCCAGAGCTAACAAAACTGGCTCAAAAAGCCTTTAACGATTACATCAGAGCGCGGGACTATGGAAAGCCGTGCATTTGTTGTGGGAATCCTATCCCTTGGGGAACAACAAAAACGACAGGCGGCGTTTGTGACGCAGGGCATTACCTAAGCATTGGGGCGCGAGTAAATCTGCGCTTTGATGAAAGCAATGTCCATGCTCAACTAAAAAGCTGTAACAACTACAAAGCTGGTAACGCTGTCAATTACCGCATAAACCTGATTAAACGCATAGGACTTGAAAGAGTAGATGCGCTTGAATCTGACCATGAATTGAAGCATTGGACGAAAGACCAATTACGGGACATTGCCACGAAATACAAACAAATGATAAAGGAGTTAAAGAAATGAGATTCAAAAAAGAAGGAAAAATGATCCGCGTATTTAGCAATGACTATGAAATTGCTTACACAATAATTGGCATTTGCGGGTTACAGGTAGAAATTGAATTCCCCTCTGATTGGCACGAAAACCGCAGGGCATGGGTAAGGCTTGGCTTCGGTTTTGGAAAGTTGTGCTTTTCTTTTCCTTGGTCAAAAGCAGTGCCTGATGAGCACCAATGCTCTGGCCCAACATACGGCTTTCAGTTTTACGAAGACCTCTTTTGGCTTAAATACGGCAAAAACAAAGGAACAAGAAACGACCCAAGAATTGCCATATCAATGCCTTGGGCGTGGAAGCATAAAGAGCATAAGGTATTAACCACACCAGAAGAACACCCGTACACATACACACTGCGCTCTGGTGAAGTGCAACATCGTACAGCCGTTATCAAAGCTGAAACACGCGAGTGGACGCGGTATTGGTTGCCTTTCAGATTAGTGAAAAAAACGATTGACATCACGTTTTCTGATGAGGTTGGAGAGCGCTCAGGCTCATGGAAGGGTGGCGTTATTGGCTGCGGGTATGAAATGAAGCCAAACGAAACACCGCTTCAAACACTGCGCCGCATGGAAATAGAGAGGACGTTTTAATGAACCTCTACACCACCAAAGAAAAACTACTAGCCATCCAACTACTAGGAATGGCTAAACAAAGCGTAGCCCAATACGCGAACCCATGTGACCGTGAAGCAGGTGTAGAAGCCGTCCTGACATTGGCTGCTGAATATGCCAGAACGGGTGCTGATTTGATGGTTCTACAAGTATTGGAGTACCCCGATACAGCGAGGGCTAACAAATGACACGTCAACGAATAGTCAAAGAAAAGCCCGTGCCACTTGAAGTCAGCAAAGCACAGTTGATCGAAGTCATCAAAAAGCAACCAGGAATCAAGCCTAAAGCAGCTGCGCGGATATTGGGTTGGACAGAACGAAAGATAGCGAGCGTGATGACAAAAGCAAAAGATGAGTTTGTGTGTGGGTTAGTTTTATTAACAAAAGGCAAGCCAAATAGCTGAAAGGCAACGATGCTAGACCAAAAGAGCATGATTGATGACCTACTAGCCGACTGGCACATATACGCCAGTAGAACCGCTATTGTTTCGATGCCAGGGAAATGTGCGATGTTTTCACAATCTCAAAGCCCTAGGCATTGGGACACCACAGGCGATATTGACGATGCTCATATTCATCAATCCACAATGGCTGCGCTAGACTTCGCTATCCTAGGCGATACACGCGGTCAAGGTGGATTAGATGAACCTTACAGAGCTGCGGTAACATGCTATGCTCGGAATTTGGTCGCAAAAGTAAGTGTTTGGAGCAATCCAAGACTACCTACAGACCAGATGAAACGGATAGAAGTAACCAATCATGCGTTAGAGATGTTGGCGAAGAAATTAAAGAGTGCGGGGGTGTTATGACAGACAAAGAAGAATATCTACACCAGATGATTAGATTATTGCAAGAGGAGCACGCCAAACAATTGCAGCCGTACTATGAGCAATTGGCAAAAATACGAGCGATGGAAATTAAGCCAAGGTGCTATATACCAACTGAGGATATTCTAGCAGCAAGGCTAAGAAAGTTGCTAGGTAACACAAAGGGTTTATAGAGAATAATCTTTAACACTTGACGCACGTCAAGAAAAAGTTTACGATGCGTTTCAAGGGCATAACTGCCTCTATACTTTTTGAAGCCTGCTACTAACCCTAGCGGGCTTTTTCGTTTTTGCAATTAAAGCAAATCCTCTACCAGACGAATATGCAGCTTTGTCCTGCTGGTAGTTGTAAGGAGTGACAAGCGTGGGACTGGCGAACCCTTTAGCAATCAATCAGCCTAAAGCACCACTAAGTAGCCTCAGATCGGAGCTATCGAGCATGGTAAAAGCGGGGTTTAGCGAAGAAATGCCTAGACTTGGCTCATGCGGCATACATCGGGCTTAATCGCGTCCGTAATGGAGCTGGAAAGCGTAACCAGCACAAATTTAACAGTTCTAGCGGTCAATTCACAATCATTGCATAAACCTTACGCAACGAATTGCACCGCAGATTCATCACCGCCATGGTTGACATAGCGCAACCTTTGCCACTTCGGTGGCTTTTTTATTTGAAAGTCTTATGAAACTAACAGTTAAGCAAGAGGCTTTCTGTCTAGCCTACATAGAGACAGGAAATGCAAGCGAAGCATACAGGCGATCCTATGACGTGCAGGATATGAAGCCTGAGAGCATTAACCGTAAAGCAAAAGAGTTAATAGACAACGGCAAGATTACGGCAAGGGTTGCAGAATTACAACAGTCCTTAGTAAAACGCCATGAAGTAACAGTAGATAGCCTAATGCTAGAGCTTGAAGAGGCTCGTATGGCTGCAATGGGAGCATCAAACCCACAAAGCGCGGCTGCTGTAGCTGCAACGATGGGTAAGGCTAAATTGGCTGGCCTGCTGGTTGACAGAGTAGGCAACCCTGATGGCACTCCAATGGATATGAGCGTAAAGGTATCGTTCGTTAAGCCATGAACGTTGAATTCCCTGAAAAGCTAAAGTTCTTGTTTCAACCTAAGCGGTACAAGATAGCTAAAGGTGGGCGCGGTAGTGGCAAGAGTTGGAGTTTCGCTAGGGCTTTGTTGATACAAGGCGCTGAAAAGAAGCTACGCATCTTGTGTACTCGTGAAGTTCAGAAGTCAATTAAAGACTCCGTGCATAAACTATTAGCCGACCAGATACAAAGTTTGGGTTTCGGTGGGTTTTATGAGGTATTAGAGAATGAAATTAGAGGAAAGAACGGCACAGTTTTTACCTTCGCAGGCTTGGCTACCCATACGATTGAATCAATCAAGTCTTATGAAGGCGTGGATCGGGTTTGGGTGGAAGAGGGTCAAGTAGTAAGAAAACGTAGTTGGGACGTATTGATTCCAACGATTAGAAAGCCTGATAGCGAGATATGGGTTAGCTACAACCCCGCGCTAGAGACAGACGAAACTCACCAAAGATTCGCAGCAAATGGCGGCGATGATTGCATTGTTGTTGACATGAACTACAACGACAACCCTTGGTTTCCTGAAGTGCTAGAAGACGAACGTCAAAAAGCAAAAATCAGGATGCCAAAAGCTGAGTATGAGAACATTTGGGAGGGCAAATGTATGCCTGCTGTAGCTGGTGCTATTTACTTCAATGAAGTGGCCAAGGCAGAAGATGATGGCAGGATTACGAATGTCCCACATGACCCGATGCAAAAGGTTCATGTAGTCTTTGATTTGGGTTGGAATGACGCAATGGCGATTAGCTTGGTACAAAAGAGCCTATCAGCAATTGCAGTTATCGAGTACATAGAAGACAACTACAAAACACTGGATTACTACTCTGCACTGCTTAAAGAAAAGCGGTACAACTGGGGCAAGGTTTGGCTACCACACGACGGCAGGCACAAAGACTTTAAGACTGGCAAGAGCGCAGAAGACATTATGAAGGCTCTGAATTGGGACGTAGCAATTACCCCGAATATAAGTGTAGAAGATGGGATTAGACAAACCCGCATGGAGTTTGGTAAGTTCTATTTTGACAAGAAAAAGACCGACAGGCTGGTGCAGTGTGCAAAGCGTTACAGACGGTCAATTAACCAACAAACCAACGAGGCAGGAGCGCCATTCCACGATGAATGGTCGCATGGTGCTGACAACCTGAGATACATAGCGATTAACGCTGAAAAAATGAGTAACGATGATTATGGGTCTATGCGCCCACTGGCTGAATTACAACCAAACGAAGACGGAATATATTTCTAATGACTGAAACAACCCAAGAGCAAACAGGATTAGCATCACTGCTAGAAGACCGTTTAACTACTTGGGAAAAAGCACGCCTGCCACAAACTGAAAAGCTACTGGATTGCTATCAAGATGTGATGCGTATTCCCCGCGAAGATGACACAGCAGGCTCTGGCGCGGCAAGGGCTAAGAAAGCTAAAGGGCTATTCATTGGCTCAACCCGTAACAAGGTACGAGCTGCAAGGGCTAAGATTGTGGATGCCTTGCTTGGTGCAGGCAAGATGCCGTTTGACACGACACCGACTAACGAAGAATTAGCGCCTTTTGCTGATGTGGTAGAGGATATTCTTAAAGAGCAATTAGAGCGCGGACAATACAAAACTCTGCTTAGATCAGGCGTAAACACGCTGGCAACCTATGGAACTGGCTACACAGTCGGGCCATTGGTGCGCAAAGAAAAGATAGTCGAAGCAAGAGTAGAAAAAGCTGGTTTAAGCACGCAATTGGTTGAATCTGTCTATGAATATGACCTGCCTTATTTTGAATTGTGCAACACCTTGGACTTCGTGCCAGATGCAGAGGCGCGGTCTATTGAAAAAGGTTTGGGCGGGTTTTGGGTAACGATGGAAAGTCGCCACACTGTCAAGGCGTGGGCTTCAGATAAGAGCTATAAGAACATCGAAACAGCCTTAATCGGGTGCAACGACAATGCCAATGAAAACGGCTCTGAACGTGCATCACAAATGCGAGCCAATGTTGATTATTGGTACAAGAATGACCGTATCAAAGTAGCTAGATTCTTTGGTAAAGTGCCAAAACGCTTGCTAGATGGTGCAAAACCAACAGAAGGCGAACAAGAAGACGGCGAAATGGTAGATGCTGTGGTAATCATGGCTGGTGGCGTAGTTGTTAAAGAAAGTGCCAGCCCTTACAAGAAAACACCCGTTCAACGCTGCGTATATGAAGCAGTAGAGGATGAAATGGACGGTGTAGGCGTAGCTGAAAACAACGCACCACACCAAAAAGTAACCAATGCTGCTTTCCGCTTATTCATGGAAGGCAAGGGGCTTGCATTGTTGGGGACTAAGAGCGTAGACCGTTCTAAGTTTTTGCCAACAGAAGATTTTAAGAAGTTCCCCGGCAAAACCTACCAATTCAAACCGGGTTTATCACCAGACGAACGCAAAGACGCGATCATTAACCACACTGAACCAGATATTACAGGTGGTTGGATTGATGTAATCCGAATGTCTGAGAACTTCAGCGATGATGACACAGGCATTACCAAGTACACCCAAGGCGATGATTCTAGCAACCTGAACAAGACAGCTAGCGGAATCAGTATGATTATGTCGGCATCATCATTGCCAATCAAAGAGGTTATCCAAAACATTGATTCGATGTGGATTGAGGAGCATATAGAGCTGCTTTTAGATTGGGATTTGAAGTATTTAGAGCCTGAAACCGTAGAGAAGATTCACGGTAAAGAACATGCTGAAAAGTGGGCGCAAATCAAGGAATTTGGCAAGACTTCATTCATGGATTGGCAGGCTACAGGCACGTCAAGTTTCATGCAAAAAGAGATTTTGACCAATAAAATTAGAGCCTTTGCTGATTTTGCGTTAAGCAACCCAATGACAGCGCAAAAGATTGACGTTACTGAGATATTGCAGCAAACATGGGACGTAATGGAAATCGGGCGCGAATCGCCCATCTTGAAAGACGATAAAGGCGGTATTCCACCTGAAATGCAACAAATGCAAGAGCAAATGAAGCAACAAATGCAGGCGATGGGTACAGCTTTGGAAAATGCGTCTAAACAAGTGGACGAACTAGAAGCAAAACTAGCTGACAAAGCAAAAGATACCGAGATTAAAGCGTTTGAAGCAGAGACAAAACGCCTACAAGCCACACAAACAACAGACCCTAACGCAATTGACCCAACTGCAATAAGGGTAGCTGAAATCAACGCACGATCTGCTGAAAAGATTGCACTGATTAACAAAGTAAGCCAAGGCACAGCAGAAACACCAGAGTTTGCAGAAAACGAAGAAACAGGCGAAATCGAGGAAAAACCAAGCCAAACGCAAGTAATGCTAGGCGCATTGGTTGAAAGCAATCAACAAGTAATGCAAGCAATCGGGGCTATGGCAGAAGCTGTAAGCGCGGTAGCAATCTCAACAAGCAAGCCAAATAACGCACAAATCGTGATTCAGAAACAAGCTGACGGTACGTTTGTTGGACAAAGGATTGAACAATGAGCGACAACGCAACCCTACCCGCAACAGGCACAGTAGTTCGCGCTATTGACAAAGCAGGAACGGTAACGCAGGTCACGGCTATTGACATTGGCGGCTCAGGTGCTGAAACACTGCTAAGTTCATCTAACAAAATGCCTGTTGTCGCATCGGAGTTGGACGCGCTTTTAACAACCATTGCAAACTCTGTTAAAAACCATAATTCACCATTTGTTGACGGCATGGCCGGGCAGGTTATGCTGGCTAAACGGCGCGACTCTGACGGTACATCTGTTGCTGATGGCGACTTAAACATCTTGAATCAGGATGAAGAAGGCCGACTAAAGGTATCAACAAAGCCAGCAAGTTACTCAACAGTGACAGGCGATATATCCGCAGTAGCTGGTACTGTTTCGATTGATTGCCAACGATTCTCAGGTATCGCATTACAGGTACACGGCACATTTGCTGCAATGAACTGTACATTTGAAGTATCGAACAACTCAACCAATGGCACTGATGGCAATTGGGGTGTTATTCAAGCGGCACGTTCAAACGCAAACACAGCAGAAACAGCGACTGGTAACTTATCAGCAAGCCCTGCATATTTGTGGGAAGTATCGGTAAACCCTTACAAATGGTTCAGGGTTAGATGCACTGCTAGAACAAGCGGTACACAAACATGGACTTTAGTGCCGGGTAGCTATGCGACAGAAGTTACGCCTGTTGTTCAGGTAACAGGTACGCAACCCGTATCAGGCACGGTTACATCCACAGTAACAGCAGGAACGATAAACCCTGTAGTCCCTGCTACGCCTTATTTTGTAAACAGCGCAGCGACTACCAACGGCGCATTGGTTCTAACTGGCACAAGTAACCTTTCATCTTTCTATGCGACGAACGAAGGCGCAAGCACAGCCTACGTGAAGTTATACAACAAGGCCACAGCGCCAACGGTCGGCACTGATGTGCCAGAAATGACTTTTCCAGTTCCTGCTGCTGTAGGTGGAGTGCCAGGTGTAGCCAACCCAAACATAGGTTTTCATGGCTTCAGGTTCGCTTTGGGCATGGGTATCGCCATTACACGTAACGCCGTTCATTCAGACACGACCGCTGTCGGTGCATCAGAGGTAAAGGTCAAACTTAGCAGGACTGTCTAATGCTGTTGCTGATATTTCAGGCTGGCGAAGTTACGCCACCAGAAGAACCTACTTTAGTAGGGCAAACAAGCTACTCTGTTAAGAAGAAAAAGCACTTAGGAGGTCATTACTGGAAGCCTGAAGAACTGGCATCTGTAGAGCCATTGGTAACTAGATTGCCAATGCCTTCAGAGCCTAAAGAGCTGCCTCCAATAGCGCCTAAACCGCGCATTAACCGATTAGACACATTTGCAAGCGCACATTCAGCACTGGCAGAGATAGGAATTCATTACAAGCAATCATCTATTGACTATTCAAGTGTTATCAATGCCCTACAAGCAGAGATACAGCAACAACAAGATGATGACATGGCGATTGCCACACTGGTAGCAATGCTTATATGACGGACGAAAACATTAAACAAAGAATTGCCGACATAGGGCAAGGATTACAGGCTATTCAAAACGGATGGCCTTTTTTATTGGGTGAAATCAATTCACGCATAGACGAATTGACTACCTCATTAGTAAACAACAACGATGAGCAAACACGAGGGCGCATTAAAGCCCTGATTGCTATCAAGAAATTACCTGAAACTCTGGAAGCAGAGCGACATGGTATGAGCGCAGCATTATCTGAAAAGGACGCTGCATAGTTTGTGGATTATCGGGAGTAACCGACCCATCAGGAGTTATGAAATGACAGACGAAGAGTATCAAGCGGAGTACGAAAAGGCCGCCAAAGAGTTGGAAAACGGGAAGCCAGAAACCGAGGCAAAAGCAGAACCAGTGAAAACTGAAGAAGCCAAGCCAGAAGTTAAAGCTGAAGAAACTAAGGTAGAGGAAACAAAACCTGCGGAAGTTGACCCGTTACAGGAGCTGCGCGAAAAGAGTGAAAAACTCGAAAAGCAATTAAAGGATACTAAGGCTTGGGCGACTAAAAATGCTCAGGAACTAGCAGCCATTAAACGCGCACAGGAAGAGCGAGAGCGCGAAGCATCACGACCTGCGATTTTGGATGCAAATCCCGAATTAGAGGCTGCGATTCGCTACGTAAACCCGCCTCCACCTCCAAACTTTGACGAAAGAAATGCACAGTGGCAACAAATCATTGACAAAGCCCACCCCGGGATTTTCGATAAAAACATCGACCCCGAACTGGAATCTGCACTGGTTACAAGGCTGCAAGCATTAGGCGAAGAAGTACAAGACCCACTGATCGTAATTCGTGAAATTTCAAAAGAGAAAGAAGCGTATGCAGAGCGAATGATTGGCAAGAGATTTGCTATGGAATCCGCAAAAGCTGCGCAAAAGAACGCGATGGCTGTCCCTGTAGCTGGCGCTGGTGGTGCACGAACTGCCCCACAAGATTCAGATTTAGAGGCTAAAAATCGCATTTTGAATATGTCACCTGCCGAATTCGAGAAAGAACGACGAAGGGTGATCGGTTATTAACTTTAGGAGCAAATTATGGCAACAACCACACTGGCGCAAGTCCCACCAGGCGTACAAGCCTTTTATGATCGCAACCTGCTCACACGAGCAAAACCCAATGAAGTGCATGGCCGTTTCGGTCAAAAGCGCCCCATTGCAAAGCGTAACGGAAATCAAATCAAGTTCCGCCGCTATTCAGCATTAACTGCTGCTACCACACCTTTGACAGAGGGTACAACTCCATCAGGCTCTAGCCTTGCAGTGACTGACGTTACAGCAACTTTGGCGCAATATGGCGATTTTGTTACCTTGTCTGACATGGTGGATATGACCAATCAAGACGCAGTGGTTACAGAAACTACCGATGTCTTGGGTGATCAGGCTGGTTTGACAATTGACCAAATCCGCCGCGATGTGTTGGTAGCTGGTACGAATGTGGCTTACGCTAACGGCGTGGCTGCTCGTGTCAACGTCAACGTGAAACTTAGCACTGCTGATTTGGATAAGGCGATTCGTTACCTTAAAAACCAAAACGCCAAATACATCAAAGAGGGTATCCCCGCTTCTGATGGTGTTGGCACTGGTGCTGTACGTAAATCGTTTGTTGCAGTCTGTCACCCTGACACTGAATATGACTTGGAAGGCTTGACTGGCTTCCGTGCTGTCAGTGATTACCCATCACAAGAAATGCTCTTGGAAGATGAAATCGGTTCATATAAAAACATCCGTTTCGTTTCTTCTACCAATTGCAAGATCTTTGCTGGTGGTGGCGCGGCTGGTACAACCGTTTACAAAAACAACGGTGCAAACTTTGACGTGTACGCAACCATGATTTTCGCGGCTGATGCTTATGGTATCTGCCCGTTGTCTGGTGAAGCGATGAAAACATACGTGAAATCTCTTGGTTCTGCTGGTACAGCCGACCCATTAGACCAGCGTTCTACTGTGGGCTGGAAAGCGACAACAACTACCAAGATTCTTAACGAAGCTTGGATGATTCGCTTAGAGCACGCAGCTTCTTTGTAATCTAAGTAACTTAACAAAAGCCCACCTAAGACGTGGGCTTTTTTATTGGAGTAATTAAATGGCACGACCAAAAAAAGAAGATGGATTAGCACAAGCCCCATCTGTAGCAGTTACCGAAGTAGCAGAGCCTGTAAAGCCTGCGAAGAAAGTAAAAATAACCATCCATAGCGATGCTGACGGTGGCGATAAAGGCGACGTGATTCTTGTCCACAATTTCAAATTGTTGCAAATCATGCGTGACAAAGAGGTTGAAATCGACGCAGTTTATTTAGATGTATTGAAAGCATCCGTTATCAATACACAAGTCAAAGGCGGGGACGAAAAGATGCGCCCCGTCACATTACCCCGTTACTCATACACAGTGAGCTAATATGACAGCCAACGAAATCATACGTGGTGCGCTTGAACTTTGCGGAGTGCAGGGCGCTGCTGAACCAATCAGTGCAGAAGATGCCGAATTAAGCCTTAAAGTGCTTAATCGCGTGCTTGCTTTATTGCCTACGTATGGGTTTTCTTGGCCTAACATTTCAAGTGCAGATACATCAATCACATGGTCTGTACTTACCCAAAACACATTTACAACACCAACTAATTACTTTGGTGTACCCGTTTTGCGCATGACTGATGCAAGCGGTAATGCAGTGCCTTTAACAGAGCTTACAAAGCCTGAATATGACGCACTGCCAAACAAGGCATTAACAGCGACCTACCCAACGCACTTTTACCTGACTCCAAGCAGCACATTCATTCTCTACCCTGTACCGACACAAGACCCACAGCTAAAACTTAGCTATCAATCGGTGGTTACAGAAGTTGGTTTGACAGATACGCCTACAGTCTCCGCAATCATGCAGGACATGATAGAGCATTGCTTGGCTAATGAAATAGCTCTCAAATTTGAAGTGCCGGAAGCAAAGCGCATAGAGATTAACAAACGATTCGCAGCTAAAAAAGAACTAGCCTTACAGTGGGCGGTTAGTACAGCACCGATAGTGATAGAGGTCGCGGAATAATGCTCCCCATCCCGCTATTCGGTATCGGCAATCAAGGTCGATCCGTGAATGTTGACGCGCAAGAAAGAACGAACCTCTACGTAGAGTTAAACAACGCTGACCCGCAAAAGAACATTGTTACGCTTTATACAACGCCCGGCTTAGTCTCATTTGTAGACTTTGGCGCAACACCTATCAGGGGTTTGTATCAGGTTGGTGACTATATGTATGCGGTGCATGGTGATAAGTTCTACAAAGTCTTGAACGATGCCACATTCAGCGTCATTGGTACGCTTTTAACCAACACTGGTAACGTTGACATAGCTGATAACGGCAATCAAATCATGATTGTTGACGGTACGAATGGCTATATTTACAACCTAACAACACTTGCATTTGCGCAAATCATAGACGTTGATTTTGTGGCAAGCGATACGGTTACTTACTTTAACTCCCGTTTTGTTGTCCAAGAAGCAGGCAATACAGGACGGTTTGCTATCTCTGCACAATATGACGGCTTGGCATGGGACGCTTTAGACTTTGCAACAGCCGAGGCTTCACCCGATCGCTTAGTACGTGTTTACGCTGATTCTGGTTTACTTCAGTTATTTGGCGACAAAACTAATGAGCCTTGGGGTGATAACGGCGCTGTAGATTTTCCGTTTAGCCGTATCGGTTCTGGCGCGATTGAATGGGGTTTAGCTGCTAGGTGGTCATTGTGCAAATTCATTGATTCGCTGATTTTCCTACGCACAAACCGACTAGGACAAGTGCAAGTTTGCGTACAAGCTGGCGGTGCAGCTCAGGCCATCTCAACACCTGAAATGGACGTAGAGTTTGGCACGTACTCAGTAACGAGTGACGCTACAGCCTTCACTTATATGCACAGTGGACACGCTTTCTATCAGATTAACTTTCCAAGTGCTAATAAATCTTGGTTGTTTGACGGTCAATCTAAATCATGGTCTAAGTTGCAATCTGGCACAGGCAGACACAGAGGCGACAAGTACACCCAATATCTAGGTCGTAACTTCGTATCTGACTACGAAAACGGCAAGATATACCGCTTGGATATTAACGAGTACACAGATGATGGCGCGATGATTATTCGTGAGTTTATCTCTCGCCATGTTGGACAGGGTGATTGGTCAACCCTATCTATGCTTTGGTTAGAGTTTGAAGAAGGCGTAGGCTTAGAGACTGGTCAAGGCAGTGACCCGCAAGTCATCATGCGCGTAAGTAAAGACGGAGGCAAGACCTACGGATTAGAGCAATGGCGTTCTATTGGCAAGATAGGCAAATTCAACACAAGGGCGGTATGGAATCGCCTAGGACGCGCGCGCGAATGGACATTCAAATTCCGTGTAACTGACCCGATTAAGGTAGTCATTACACAGGCTTGGGGAACGAAATAATGGCAAACGCATTACTAGATTTTCTGCAAGGTGCTAGCAATAGCGCGGCGGCTAATGTATCTGCTCCTGTGGACGGTATCGCATGGCTATTGCGTAAAGCAGGAATCAACGTAGACAGACCTGTAATGGGTTCAGATTGGATGCGCGAACGTGGATTAACAGCAGAGCCTACAAACAAGCTAGCAGGCATATTAGGTGAATCTGTAGGCGGTGTATTGCCTATGGTGGCAGCGGCTAAAGCACCACAAATAGCACAAGGCTTATTGCAAGCTGAAAGAAACCTAGCAGCACCTAGAACATTGAACCCACAGACAGGCGCTATTTTGTGGCATGGTTCACCGCATAAGTTTGATGCGTTTGATGCGTCAAAGATTGGCACGGGTGAAGGCGCACAGGCTTATGGGCATGGATTGTATTTGGCCGAATCACCAGATGTTGCAAAACAATATCAGGCGGCATTAAGTAGCCCTGAGTATTCATCAAAAGGTAGGACGCTAAAAGGCAATGAAGCATGGGCTGCTCAATTCTTGCACGACTTTTCAGGTGATGCATTACCCAAAAGACGAAGTATAGAGAAAGCCATAAATAGAGCTAATTCCGTGCTAAACGATACTCCTACTAAACAAGAAATACTCAAACATATATCAACACTAGATAAAAACGGTGTTGATGTTGTTAATGGCTCACTCTACAAAGTAGACCTACCCGACGAACACATAGCAAAGATGCTGGATTGGGATAAGTTGCTTAGCGAACAACCACCAGAAGTACAAAACGCTGCAATGAAACTAGCGGGCGGGAAATTGCAAGACTTGGCTAGTTCGCAGCATCGTTATTTGCCAACTGTAAAACCGTTGGACACAATGACTGGCGAAGAATTTATTAGAACCTTAAACAACGGGGCACGCGGTTCAACTGAACAGATATTGCAAAAACAAGGCATACCAGGCATCCGCTACCTAGACGGCGGTTCAAGAGGTACAGGTGCAGGAACATCAAATTATGTAGTGTTCCCCGGTAACGAAGGATTGTTATCAATCTTAGAGCGTAACGGTCAACCTCTCAAATAACTATGGAACTACCAAACCAAACCGCAGTAGATAGCGGAGGCAGTTTCACGCCTGTATGGGTTAACTTCTTCGCACGAGTTCAAGCCGTGTGTAACGCAGGACAACAAAGTGGTGCGACTGCTGATAGACCAACTACAGGGCTATGGATAGGTCGCAGGTACTACGACGAAACATTAAGCAAGCCTGTTTATGTACGCTCCGTCCGTCCGACGGTATGGAAAGATTCTCAGGGAACTACTGTATGACAGCGATATTAACGCTAGACGATATAAACATTAAACACTACTTTGGGCACAAAGAGTACATCAAAGAAGCCCACATTGATGCAGGCGTAGAGCTAGAACAGCACAAACACAAGCACAGCCACTTGTCAGTATTGATGAAAGGTCGCGCAGCCGTGACTGTAGATGGCGTAACAACAATTTATGACGCGCCAAAGATACTAAAAATAGGGGCATTAAAAGCGCACAAGATAGGGGCAATTACAGACGTAATTTGGCTATGCGTTTGGGGTATTGACCCAAGTTTGCGTGATTCTAAAACTATTGATGATGGGTTAATTGCATGAAACCATTAGAACTTGTAGCAAGGGGTGTAAATGTCCAAGACTTGTATTGGAAATTGCTTGCTAACCCACAATTGTGGAATGAAAATGATAAGCGCACGCAAGACCCATCATCACCGCATCACGGGCTAGATGATATTTGGGTTCGTTTCGGAGAACCAAATCAAAATCCACGTCAACCGCATGATTCTATTTGGTATCCATCCGCAGATATTTTGGGCGTGAAGCCAATGATTATGCGTTTATTCGCAGCCGTGGGCGGTACTCGATTAGGTGGTGTGTTGATTACTCGCATACCCGCTGGCAAGACCTGCAAACCACATGAAGATAAAGGCTGGCACGCGGATTTTTACAAAGACAAGTACGCCATCCAAATAACAAGTGCGCCGGGGCAAAGATTCTGCTTTGACGATATTGAATTTGAATCAAAACCCGGCGATGTTTATTGGTTTAACAACTCATTCAAGCATTGGGTGCCAAATCCGACACCGTATGAACGCATCACGATGATCGTGTGCATAACCAAGGAGTAAAGTATGCCATATGCATTAGTAGCAGCAGGACTTGGCTTGGCAGGAGCTATGGTATCAGCAGATGCATCAGGAGACGCTGCTGACGCGCAAAGCAGTGCAAATGCAGCAGCACTAGAAGAACAAAAGCGCCAGTTTGACCTGAATCGTGCCGACCAAGAACGTTGGGGCATGATGCAGATTGCAGGCGAAGAAGAATTTGACCGTCGCAATCGTGCGGATAAAGAAATGGCTTATCAGCGCGGGGCTACCTTAAACAAAGGTAACGTAGACCGAGGCGAAGTCGCAGGCAATCAACTATCTTATTTAATGGGGTTAGGTGATAAAGGTACTGGTGAGAAAGGTTGGTTATCCAAGCAATTCACCGAAGCCGACATGACCAAAGATGGTGGCTATGACTTCAGAATGGGTGAAGGTCAAAAGAGCGTAGGCAACCAATTTGCTGCAAGTGGTAATTTGTTATCTGGCGCGGCAATGAAAGCCCTTACACGCTTCAATCAAGACTTTGCAAGCAACGAATATAACAATGCTTATGGACGCTTTAACAACGACCAAACAAACCAATATAACCGATTGGCAGGCATCCAAGTTGCAGGGCAAAATGCTATCAACTCTACTAATGGGTTAGGTGGCACGATTCAAGGCAGTGCAGGTAATGGCGCGTCAAACATGGCGGCTCTTTCCACAGCTAACAATAACGCCTATGGCAACGCAGCAGCCCAAAACGCAGCGAATCAAGGCAACATCAATGCCAATCTAGCTATGGCGCGTGGCAATGCCTTTAATCAAGGTTTAGGCGGTTTGACAAATGCATGGAATACCTATCAGGCACAAAACAAAAACACTGGCAGCACTTGGACAAATAACGGGAATACGTGGACTAACAACGGTAACACGTACACCAATAGTGGCGGCTACGATTACCTAGACTTTTAAGGAACAATTATGGCAGGACTAGACCCATCCATTATTTTGCGCGACATATCGCCCAAGTTTGAGCCGTATGAAAACGTACTAGCAAAGCAGTATAAATTAGATGATGCGCGACAACAAAGTGAGCAAAACGCCTTCAAAATGCAGGTTGAACGCGACGCGTATCAACAGCAAAACGCGCTTGCACAATTATTAAGCCGTCAAGGATTTAACCCACAAACACCTGAAGGGCAAGCCCAACTGTACGGCGCAGGTGGTGTGGCAGGTGCGGAAAAATATCTAAAGGGCGCGGCTGATTTGAGGAAAGTACAAGCCGATACTGCAAAAACAGGCGTAGAAACTGAAAAAATCCAAATTGAAAAGCATTTCAAAAAGTTGGAATTAATGGGGCAACTAATGGGTGGTGTGCGTGACCAAGCTAGTTATGACCAAATGAGAGCACAGGCAGCAAATATCCCTGAATTAGCAGATTTAGTGCCTAACATGCCTCCGCAATATGACCCGCAAGCGATTGAACTAGGACGACAAAAAGCCATGAGCGTCAAAGACAGCATGGCAGCGCGTCACCAAGAGCTAACACTTGCCGAAACAGGCCGACACAATAAAGCAAGCGAAGGCATCCAAATACGCGGTCAAGACCGTCAATCTGCTGATAACGCTGCAAGCCGTCAAGTGCAGATGCGCGGTCAAAACATGGTTGATTCTCGCAGCCGTGAAAGCAACGCAGCATCTATGTCTAAGCCTTTTGAGGTGACAGACGAAAGCGGCAATAAGGTCTTAGTACAGCAAGACAAGCAAGGGAATATCAAGCGAGTAGAGGGATTTAGCCCTAAATCCGGTGCTGATAAACCTCTGACAGATGCACAAAGCAAAGCGGCATTGTTTGGCACACGTATGCAAAACTCAGACCAAATCATTAACGATTTAGCGGGTAAAGGCACGACTACTAGTGTTCCATTCTCACGCGCTGGCTTTGGTGTTGGAAGCACGATTAACGCTGCAAGCAGTGGCAGCCAACAGCAATTAGACCAAGCCAAGCGCGACTTTATCAACGCTACCTTACGCCGTGAATCTGGCGCGGTCATTAGCCCTTCAGAATTTGATAACGCTGAAAAGCAGTATTTCCCACAAATCGGGGATAGCGCGGCGGTCATCAAACAAAAGGCGAATAACCGTGCGATAGCAACTCGTGGCGTACAAGCTGAAGTACCAAAAGGACAGCGCGGCGTGATTAACGAGATTGCAGGCAGCAACACTCCAAGCATTGATTCATTACTTCAAAAATACGCAAAATAATGGCAACACTAGAACAACTCCATGATGCTTTGATTAAAGCTGATGCGGCTGGTAATGTTGACGATGCACGCGCTTTCGCTGCTGAAATACAGAAGATGCGAAGCGTACAGCCAGAGGCGGCACAGCCAAGCATGATGCAGTCTATCAAACAAGGCGCTGGCAACTTAGTTGCTGGTGCAGTGCGTGGGGCTGGTTCTATCGGGGCAACATTGTTAGCACCTTTTGACATTGCTGAAGATGCGTTAGCTGGTAAAGGTCTATCAATGGATCGAAACAACGCTAGACGCGCTGGTATTGATGCAGGGCTTCAATCAATGGGTGCAGAGCCTGATTCCATGATGTATAAGGGCGGCAAACTCGCAGGTGAAATAGCGGGTACGGCTGGCACTGGTAACGTATTGGCTTTGGGCGCTAAAGGCATGGGCGCAGCTCCTACTGTAGTCAACGCTTTGCGAACTGGTGGCATGACAACTGGCGGCGGTCAAACATTGGGACGCGAACTGGCTACACGGGCAGGCGCAGGCGCTTTGGTGGGTGGTGCATCTACTGCATTGGTTAGCCCTGAAGATGCGGGAACTGGTGCGTTAATCGGTGGTGCATTGCCCGTAGTCGCTAAGGGTGCAGGCATGGCAGGTAACGCACTTGGTAAGGCATTTGGCAAGGCAGAACAAACGCCTGAAATGGTCAACGCCATATCTAAAGCGCGTGATGCTGGTTATGTGATTCCACCGACACAAGCTAACGCCTCTTTAGGTAACAGATTGGTAGAGGGATTTTCAGGCAAGATTACGACTGCACAAAATGCAAGCGCCAAAAACACACAGGTTACTAACTCACTCGCTGCTAAGGCATTGGGCTTACCCGCAGAGACAAAAATCACACCTGAAATACTGACAGACATTCGCGTAGCTGCAAGTAACGCAAGCGGTGAAATCGCCAAAACAGGCACGATTACACCGACAAAAGCCTATAACGATGCTTTAGACAAACTCGCAGAGACACACCTTACGGCGGCTAAAGGCTTCCCAAATGCGAAAGAAAGCCCCGTTATTTCATTGGTTGATTCATTGCGTACACCCTCATTTGAGGCAGGTTCAGCACTGGCCAAAATCCGTGAATTGCGCTCTGCTGCTGATGACGCTTTCCGCAAAGGTGATACCGACATAGCACGAGCCAGCAAAGGCGCGGCTAAAGCCTTGGAAGATGCCGTAGAAACGCATTTGCAAGACATAGGCAACCCTGCATTACTTAACAAATTTAGAGATGCCAGAACGCTGATTGCGAAAACCTACACCGTAGAAAAAGCTCTTAACTCAACCACTGGCACGGTAGACGCTAGAAAACTAGGAGCGATGGTCAACAAGGGTAAACCGCTTACAGGTGAATTGCGTCAAGCTGGTGAATTTGCTAACCGATTCCCTAAAGCAAACCAAACTGTAGAGGGTATGGGTAGCTTGCCACAAACAAGCCCGTTAGATTGGGCGGCGGCTGGTGGTATTAGCATGGCTTCAGGAAACGTATTGCCTATGCTTGGCGCTGGCGCTAGACCATTGGCCAGAAAACTTGCGTTATCCGATATTGTGCAAAACAGATTAGTTCAGTCACAAGGCGCTAACCGATTGGCAGATTTACTCCAATACTCGCCAATGGCAATACCCGCTATTTCTTCCCGTTAAGACCCCGCCAAAAAGAGACGATGAAAATCACTACGCAGATTGCGATGGCTTTCCAAATCTTGAATTCGATATAGTCCAAAACTTCTCCACATAACCCGCCAAATGCGGGTTTTTTCATTTTAAGGCAAATATGGCAGCTTATTTTAGTCCTATCGGCAACGGGCAAATAATTGATGTTAATGGAACGCCTGTATCTGGTGGAACGATTACCACGTATGCAGCAGGTTCAAGCACTCCAATTACTGCTTATACCTCTAGTACTGGCGATGTTGCGCAGGCCAATCCAGCTACGTTAAACAGCGTAGGGGCACTTGATAACCCTTTATGGTTAGCGATTAACACAGCATACAAGATTGTCGTTAAAGACGAAAACGAAAGCACTTTATTCGTATTTGACAACATTACGGGTATAGGTTCTTCTGTATCTAGTTCTGCTGCTGATGAATGGGTTTTATTCTCAGGTACTGCAACTTATATCAGCGCGACTTCATTTAGTGTGGTTGGCAATCAGACTGATACATTCCAAGTCGGACGCAAAACCAAATCTCAAAACAGTGGTGGCGTGAGTTATGGCGCGGTCACGAATAGCGTATTTTCCGCAGGTAATACGACAGTCACGTTAAGCAACTCAGTTCTAACCCTAGATTCTGGTTTGAGTGCCATGTATTACGGGTTTTTGAGTGCCATCAATTCATCAGTACCCGATACTTCAGCGCCCACGGTTCGATCAATGGTTGACATCTCTAGTGCTAGTTCAACTATCACATGGGATGTTTCCGCAGCACCAGATGCAAAAATAACCCTAGACGGCAATAAAACGCTTGCTAGCCCTATTGGATTGACTAGCGTAGGCGACAAGTATCTTCAAATTATCAACCCTGCTAGCTACACAGTTACGTTTGGTTCTGGCTATAACTTTGTTGGTAGACCCGCTTACCCGCCCGATTTAGGCACTGGTGGCAACGTAACGATATTGACAGCCTTTTGCGATGGCGCGGCTATTCGCACTTCATACGCTCCATTCGTCGCATGATGTACCCCGCCATTAGAACGGTAACGATAGATTCACCCGCAGCAGAGGTGAATTTGTCCACACTGATAGGAACAAGAGCGACAGGTTACATGATGGTTTTTGCAACCATTGTGAATATCGGAGCTTTTGATTCTGGTACTTGGAGTGGTGCTGATATTTTCGTATCTGCACCAAGCATTACAGGGATAAGCGGTCAAGATGGGTTAGGTGGTGCGGGCGGTGCTGCTGGTTATGGCAATCCGTTTCATACAGGTGTTACAGGCTACGGCGTTAATGGCACTTCAGGCAGCGCTGGCACGAACGGTAAAACTGCTTTTAAGACCACAACAAAACTAACCCTTACCGCCATAGGTAAGACTTTCACCAAAGGCTCAGGCGGTAGAGGTGGTGGTGGCGGCGGTGCTGGTGGCTATGGCACGACAACGCTAGTGCCATTTGTGCATTATTACGGTGGGTATGGTGGGCGCGGCCAAGGGCGCGACGGTGCGGCGGCGGCTGGAACTGCAAGAGGGTATGCAACGGCGGCAGATGGCGCAAACGGCGGCGCATTTAATACCGCAGGCAGCGATTCAGCAGATGAAGGTCAAGGCACTTTATACGGTACGGGTGGCGCGGCTGGTATTGCTGGCACTGACGGCAAAGCACTAGAAGGCTATTCACTCATTCGATTCATTGGCGCAGAGCCAACATATTCAGGGACAGTTACATGACAGCAAACATTAGCCCCGTAGGGAATAGCCAATTCTTAGATGTAAACGGCAATCCGCTAAGTGGTGGCAAGCTCTACACCTATGAAGCAGGCACGACTACACCACTAGCAGCGTACACCACAGCAGAGGGGGATGTTCCACAGCCTAACCCAGTTATTCTTAACTCACTAGGAACATTAGATGACCCGCTTTATCTAGCTAATGGGGTGGCTTACAAAATCATCGTTAAAACCTCTGCTGGTGTGTCTTTGGGGCTAGAGTATGACGATATTTATGGTGTAGCTGCTGCTGATACAACGGCGGATGAATGGCTAGAATTTACGGGCACTTTCACCTATGTGAGTTCCACATCATTTACCGTATCAGGCGACCAAACAAGTATTTTCCAAGTAAGCAGAAAGCTAAAAACACAAAATACAGCAGGTATCGCTTATTCAAATATCGCTAGTGCGACCTATTCAGCACCCGATACGACAGTAACGGTAACAAACACATTCTTAACCCTTGATTCAGGTCTTAGCCAAATATGGTACGGCTTCTTAGAGCCTACACATTCATCTATTCCTGAAACAACCATAGGAACGGCGGTAAGGGTAGGGACGCAGGCAGAGGCACAAGATGCGCTAGATGTTTACAGCACGACAGAGGTGGATGATGCGATTGATGCTGCGGTGGGTGCTATCAATGTTGCACAAATTCAACCCATAGCGGCATCAGTAGCCTCAAACGAACTGACAGCAACAATCAACCCGACAAAGTTAGATTTTAGAAGCACCACATTAACAAGCGGCACGGTTACAACCGTTAACCTTGCATCTGCTGCCTCTTTGGTTGTCCCAAGTGGTGCGACATTAGGAACAACTAACAGCGTAGCAGCGAGGTTGGCTGTCCTTGCTATCAATAATGCAGGAACGATAGAAGCAGCCATCATTAACTTATCAGGTGGCATAGACCTATCTGAAACGGGCTTAATCAGCACCACAGCATTGTCTACAGGTTCAGATAGTGCCAACGTGGCTTATTCAACCACAGCGCGTACAAGCGTGGCATATCGCGTGGTTGGCATTATTGACATTACCGAAACAACGGCAGGCACTTGGGCTACAGCGCCAACATTGGTACAAGGTGCAGGCGGTCAAGCGACTGTTTCAATGTCTACCTTGGGGTTTGGTCAAACATGGCAATCCGTCACTGGTAGCCGTACAAGTGGAACGACTTATTACAACACCACAGGCAAGCCAATCGAAGTTTATGCGGCTGGCGACCCGACAGCATCAGGCGGCAACCTTAGCGCAACGGTTAACGGCGTTCAGGTTGGATTACAAGGTTCACCAACAAGCATTTACGGTGTAAGTATTTCATTCATTGTGCCAGTAGGTGCAAGCTACGTCATCACTTGGTCAAGTTTAGCCAAGTACGCAGTATCAGAACTTCGTTAAGGGTAACTATGAACTTCAAAGATGAAAACGGCAAACTTCATGTCATTGACCGAGGGTATGAATATCTGCTACCGCCAAATTGTGTGCAAATAACAGACGAAGAAGCGCAGGCAATTGTTGATGCTGAAAAGCCACCAACAAAAACCACACTCGAACTGGACACCGAGAAGTACCTCAAACGCGCTGCGGCTAAAAATCAATTGATGGCTGAAATGGCGGCTATGAACATTGGACGGCTGAAAGACCGTACATGGACAACGCAGCAGCTTGTCGGCTTGATGGCTGACCCTGACATTGTGAAGCTAATCGCGCACATGGAGACATTGAGTTTTGAGCTTGCAATTGGCGTGATTAACGGCATCACAAACGAACTGGTGACACCTGCTATCAAAGCAACATGGATAAGCCGATTGCAGGCTCATTTGTACTGACATGAAACTAGGCTTCAAACGCGGTACTGAATGGTATAGCGCGGTCAATCGTACTCTACTCAATAGCCAATGGTCGCACAGTGCTGTAGCGATTGAATGTCCTGATGGCTGGCGTTTGTTTGAATCGGCTGCGCTGAAAGGTTCGCACGGTAAAGCTGGTGTACGTGACTATCTGTTGACACCTGAAGTATCTGACGATTATGTATGGATTGACCTTGGCAATGCTGACGATCAATCAGCTTTAGAGCGTTACAAGCAAGTGCGCGGCTATGGCTATGACTATGCCAGCCTGTTGTCGTTTTTACCTGTGTGGAACGTGCGCGATTCAAAGCGCCTGTACTGCCATGAGTTAACGCTTCACATGATGGGCGGTTACGTGAAATGGCGCGTAACGCCTGAGATTATTTTGTATCAACTAACAATAAGAAAGTGACAGGCATGACACCAGATGAACAACAGCAATTTATTGATGCTGTCACTGCTGCGGTCGCGGCGGCTGTCACTGCTGACAAGGCGACGATGTATCCACCAGAGCATTCGCAGTGGGTAGAGCTTGCAATCAAACGGCAAGCGCAATCAATTGCTTTGAGACAGGCAATTATCGAGAAATCAATCACAGGTTTAGTTTGGGCGGGGATTGTAGGTCTTACGTTGGTAATACGTGAGTGGTTAAACGCACATGGGTTAAAAATATGAAATTAGTAGATAACGCAAAACAAGCATGGCGCTGGTTTAGCGTACAAGCAATGGCACTAGCAACAGCTATACAAGCAACGTGGGCTATGTTAGACGCAGATATGAGGGCAGTAGTGCCTTATAACGATGTAGTCGTACCCGCGCTAACAGGATTGTTGTTGGCATTTGGCATTGCAGGTCGATTGGTTGACCAAAGCAAGCCTGAGACAAAATGACACCCGTTCAACTAGCCAAAGCCACAGGCGCGCGCATAGACCGTGCTACTGAATGGCTACCCGTGATTGAATCCGCCATGCTTGAATTTGGCATCAATACCCAACAACGACAAGCCATGTTCTTATCTCAAATCGGGCATGAAAGCGGCGGTATGCGTTACACGGTGGAAATTTGGGGAAACACGGCTGCACAAATCAGCTATGAGGGGCGTAAGAACCTAGGCAATACCCAAGTAGGGGACGGCTTCAAATATCGCGGTAGAGGGCTTATACAGACCACTGGACGCTATAACTACGAAGCCACAGCTAAAGCACTAGGGATAGATTGTGTCAATAACCCTGATTTACTTGCTGAACCTGAAAACGCTGCACGCTCTGCGGCTTGGTGGTGGCAATCACATAATCTAAACAAGTACGCAGATGCAGACGATTGCAGAGGTTGCACCAAGGTTATCAACGGCGGTTACAACGGGTTAGACCAACGATTAGCACTCTATGAAGCTGCTAAATCCGTATTACCACAAGTAGAGATTCCAACGGTTAGAGCGCCTTCTGTGTTGACGGCGATTCTGACTATCTTAAAAACCGTTTTCACCATGTTTCAAAGGGGTAAACCATGAGCTTTTTTATTGGACTCATTATCGGTGCGGCATCAATGTATGCCTATCAGCGCGGAATGTTGGACACACCTATCGCGGCAGTAGTTGACCTTGTACGCAATTGGGGCAAGAAGTGAGCGAACTAGACGCAGCCAACGCAGCCCCGCCAGCTAGCGACACAGAGCGTAAATCCGCGCTAGGTTGGATAGCGGCTGTAGTCGTGCTTGGTGTGATTGCCATGATTGTCGCGGGCGTTTACGGCTACAAAAGCCACAAAGCAGAGGTAGCCAAGATTGAAGCAGCGCCCGTAGCCTTGCCTGAATTGGTTAAGCCCACAATCTTTAAGCGCATTGCAAAAAAGATAGCACCACAGGCAGTAAATACGCCTACTCCACCAGCACCAGAGGTTGACCAGTTTCAAACCGAACAACCTCCCGCGGTAGAAGTAAAGCAACCATTATCAGCGCGTGAATTGGCGTATGAAAAGCGCCTGAATGAATTTGACAACCGTTTAACTAAAGGGGAAAAACCATGAAACGTATATTTTTAGCACTTGCAATCGTTCTTACATTTACAGGCTGTGCCAGCACCGATTACGCACAATACGCATCTATCCATGTCGAACGGTCAAAAACCGAAGCGGCACGCTATGACGCACTTGCCAGCATTGCCCGTCATTCAAACGACCAAACAACCCGTGTAGCTGCGGCTATGGCTTTAGCTATGGGTGGCAGTGCCAATGTAACAGGCGGTGCGGTATCAGCACCACAAAATGAGGCTTTGGCTTGGGGTAACTTGTTGGTCAATGGTGCAACTAGCCTCTATGGCTTGCGCGTAGGTGCTGCCATTAAATTAGGCGACATGAGCCGCGGTGCAGCCGATAAAGACGTACTGAATAACGCCATGTCAACATTGGACATTATCCGTAACACCGACACAGTTAAATGAAGTGGTACGACCTATTCAACCCGTTCAAGTGGAGCGAAGTAGCTTTACAGATAGCGGGCGGTGCAATCATGTTTATAGCTTTAGCTTGGTTTGGGAATCGGTGGTTGTCCAATTACTACACGGAAGAACTGAAAGAAGCGCAAAAGCAAGCCACAGCGAAAGCGGACGCGATAGTGACGGCGCGGAACCTGGAAAACGAACGGAGACGAAATGAAGCACTCACAGCACAAAAGCAGAAACTGGAGTCTAACCTTGCTGACGCTCGCAGTGCTGATGCTGCTTCTGCCAGCTTGCGAGACGATATACGTACCCTCCAAGACCGAAGTCAAAACGACCTTACCGCCTGTAGAAACTACGCCAGTTCCACGACAGAGCTATTCATTGCAATTGACGAATTTGCGTCTTGGCTTGCAAAAGAAGCAGATGGACAAGCCTTAGATAAAAAGGCTTGCTATGATGCTTGGCCTAAGTAGTTGACAACGCGAAAATTATCTGTTAAAGTATGGGTTCTTAGGTTGGAATTTACTAGAAATTTCTATTAACGAACTAAAGGACTTTGATATGTGACACTTATCGAAACCAAGGCGCTACTTAGGTAGCTGCCAAACGCATACTGATTGATACCTAACCTCCAAGGCTTAAGGATGTGGTGCTTGGCAGTCAGTAGCCGTTTGGTGAATGTGTAGGCTGATGCACTTGTACGTTAGCGCGTATTTTTCCAAAGCCAGAGTTCAGCACTGGCCACCAATTAAATGCGGCTAAGACCCGACAAGCCCGTTTGAAATAGCGGGATAAGACAAGCCCAAGCCCCGCTTGGTAATGTCTGGAACAACCCTCCCGCCATCACTGGTAGGAGGGTTGTTTTTTTTCGCCTAAAAGATACGACTTTGATATTTTAAGCATTTGGCGGATGGCTTCAGGGTCTAGCATTTGGGTCATGCTGCTTTACCTATCTCAGCAGCGGCGCGAGCTTGCAGTAATTCATTGCAATTGACGAATTTGCGGGAAAAACTGCGGTTGCGGCTGACGGTCACGCCTTAGATAAACGGGCTTGCTATGATGCTTGGCCTCGTTGAAACTGAAATAGTGAATAGCAATTATTAATTGGCCCTTTTGTCTATTTAGATAATGAATTTATTGGCAACTCATTGATTCATAACAAAAATATGGAATTGGCCCTTTTCATTATCCAAGCGCCTAGATAATGAAACGCATAGATACTTGCATAGATAAAATAGTTGACAACGCGAAAATTATCTGGTAAGGTATGGGTTCTTAGGAGTTCAAAATGAAAGACTTAAATCCAGTTAGTATTATTACAAACGGTGGCGGCAGTGGTAGCTAGAATCGGTTTCTATCTCTGCATTGGCTACTACTAATTTTTCATCAGTAGTCATTTCACACCTCGTTTAACCAAATCAATTACAAGAAGTGCCGCAGCTTTTTCGATTGAATCTGATGGCACATAATCGACAGAGAAATCATCGTGGCAAAGAACGGCAGCATTTTGGCGAAATTGCGTAGTTATTCCCCAATGCTTGCATATCGCTACAAATACCACAGGCTCGCGGTAGTCGAATATCCGAAGATACCCGTTCTTATTGCAAAACACATGAGTAAATTTAATACCGACTTCATTAGGAAGAATTTTCGATGCACTTGTGAATCGCCACCCCAACCTCTTAGCCAGCGCGATGTTTATTTGTAAGTCTGAGGCCATGACGCAACCCTTTCTTCAATTTGTTGTACTTCATCAATATCGCTCTTAACGCTTTCATTGTGAAACTCTTGATTCATCTTTTGTGTGGCGATATTGGCTCTAGCTTTGGCTTCAGCTATTAACTCTTGTTCTGTCATGGGTTTCATAAGCCACCTCTCAAGATTCCCAAGGCGGCTTCTGCATCACGATAAATATCAATGTAGTGAGGCGGTTCATTGCCGCGCAAATTTTTGTA